TAGTTTTCCTTGGTTAAAAGAAGGTGAAGATGTACCTTGCATCGATTGCATCGTATTTGGTGACCGTTTCCAATCAGGTATCGACATCATTCAGATCATTGGTCGTGCTCTTCGTTACACTGAGACTAAGCAAATTGCTCACATCATTCTTCCTATTATGGAAGGTGAAGCTAACGAAGCTGCACGTATGATTCGTTCTACAATTGGTAATATGCAAAGCGAAGTTAACGAGTTTCAAATTGTTCGTGCTACAGTTTCTAACCAAAATCAGAACGAGAACGAACAAGAACCTACTGAACCACAGGAACGAGAGACTGAAGAGCGTTCAGCTCGTTGGGTATTCGATAACGATACTACTAATGTTACTACTTTGGAGATTAACCAAGGTGAAATGACAGTAGATGTTATTCATGACGATACTTTTAGTGAAGCTTCTCGTGCACAACATGATCGTATGCTAGAAGTAATTGGTCTTCGTATGACTAATACTTACAAAAAATACTTGATTGATCAACGTGCAGAAAAATTTGTTAATCAAGTTATTGCAGAAGTAGAAGAATATAACGCTGGTATAGTTAGTTTAAAAACAGCTGTTCGTAGATACCAATCAGATGACTTTTATTTTGAAAGATACGCATCTTACTACAACTTGACAAAAGACGAAGCAGTTAGACAATTGGACTCTAGTCTTAACAAAGTTAGAGATATTAGAAAAAAAATGTTGTTAGGATTTTTTAATGTGAAATAATTTTAGTATATTAGCAGTATGAAAAATAAGATAAGCTTAACCTATACGCATTCTATAGAAGACAAGCGTAGATTTATGTACAATAGACGTCGTGATCTATTTAAAGATTTACAAGTAGATCATGAAGTTATTATCAATGATCCAGAGTATTCTAAGATGTTAGAACAAATGATTGATGATTGGAATATTAGTGTATCTAAAAGACAAATAGAAGCTAGTATTGTAGGCCATGAAAAAAAATTACAATCTGGATACTATCAGTCTGAAACCCATAAGTTAGCAGCTATAGCTGGTGGCAAATCTCATTTAGGCATAAAACTAGATGAAGAATATGTTAATGCTATGAGAGATCAATGGTCACGTAACTTTAATGATAAAGTAGTAACATGTGAAGTTTGTGGTATGTCAACCAACGCTGGTAATTATACTAAATGGCATGGTAAAAAGTGTAAGACTGTAATTATTAATCATATCCTTGATAATTTAAACGACACATTTACTCGTAAAGATGTTAGAGCTGTCATAAAAGAATTGGGTTACAAAGATTCTATTGTTAACCAAATTCTATATTACTCAGAATGCTGTATTAAAATCTACGAAGGAACTAATGGATCTATGAAAGATCTACCTATTTTCCAAAAGATAAAATAATTTCGCGCTTTCGGCGAGAATCAATAATTACTTAGATACATATTTATATAACTAAAAATAACTATGAAGATGACACAATTTACAGAAGAACAGATCCAAGATCTACCAAACGAGATATGGATCAAGTTTAAAACCACAGCACAAACTAAAAGGTTGAATAGATCAGTTCTTTCACCCTTATTAGTAGTCTCAGAAACCCATTGGTATATTTCAGACCATGGAAGAGTAAAGTTAGAAAAGTACAACTACACTAACGAAGAGACACATAATCGTTTTAAGAGACTCAAACATCCTGGCCAATGGCAATATAGGCTTATGCCTACTTATTACAAGGGTGGTCACGAGAAGAAGTACCAGTGCTTACCAACCCAAGAGTACATCCATAGACTAGTAGCAGAGAACTTTATTGCTAACCCAGAAATGAAGCGTACAGTTAATCACAAAGATGGCAACAAGGACAACAACCATATTTCCAACCTAGAGTGGGCCACTTACTCAGAGAATATCAAACATGCTTTCGCTAACTCACTTATGAAGCCAAATCCAAAGAAGTGGGGCCGTCCAAAGAAACAAAGTGGAGAATGAATATATAAAGAGTATACTTTATTGTAGGTGTTTGCGCATTTATAGTTTAGTTTTATTTTTGTTTTTTGTATATCAGAAGAGGCCTACAGTAATGTGGGCCTTTTTTGTCTCTATACAATTTGTTAACAACAAAGCTCTACAATTTCTCGCGTACCAAAAATTGAATACATAACCTAAATAAACATAGACATGATCATCAGATTACCAGAAATATTCCTAGACAAAGGACTAACAGAAAGAGAAATAGTATTCGCAGCTTTCATGTACAGAATTCGTAAGGCCCATCCAACAGCTAAGATGTACCGCATGTATGCAATAGACATCAGAACCATCTTAGGTTGTCATGGTAAAGCTACACCAGAAACGGCATTCGAAAACCTAACAGAGTTCTTTGATGTAGATGATGTGAACGCAGACATCTGGTATGTTAAACCTTTATGGAAAAAACAAGGCGCAACTGATTTCCCAATCGAGGATGAATCAGCCATCAAAATTTGGTGTTACTTGTTGGGTCGCACCGCCGGGGAAAGGTACTTAGATGAGAACCCAAAGACTATGCAACAGTTCACAGTAGAACGTAAAAAAGTATTCGGCTCTTATGGTCACTTATTGGACTTTCCAGAGCTGAGCCAATTCTGAATGCAATTTGAGGACTACATAGGAAAGGTGGTATGTAAGTACTTCGAGATGGATAATGTCGCGAAAGAAAACCTACAAGACCACATGGCCAAAAACTTTGTCAGATGGTACGATGAGTTTATGGAAGACTTTCCTAGTGCAGATGTCACCTTTGAAGAAGCAATGCAGATGTTGGTCGATCGATATGTAGAACTAGAAGAGTACGAATTAGCACAAGTAACTATAGATTTGGCGAAGAGACATGGCATCCACTTAGATTGAATGTCAAAAACGCAAACTAATATATTTAAGAAAAAGAAACATCGACTAAATTATGTCAGATAAGAAATCACAAGATAAAAACTTCTTCTCGTTCAACGTAGACAGGATCGAAGTAAACTTGCCTACCTTTGTAGAATTGGTCGGTAAAAAGTGGATCATGTACGGAGAAGATAACCTATATCCTCAGTTTATCGCAGGCCTATTTAACAAGAGTGCAATGAACCGCACGGCGATCCAATCAAAATTAGACGGAGTTATTGGTCAAGGTTTGCGCACAGTTAACCCAGAACACGAGTACTTACTTAAGAGAATCAATAAGTACGAATCATGGAATGACGTGTTTGAGAAAGTGGCCTTAGACTACATCACATTTGGTGGTTTATCAATGAACCCTATTTGGTCTAACGATGGCGAAACTATTGCAGAAGCATACCACATGGACTTCACCAAAGTTCGTTCAGGCATTTGGGTTGCAGACTTAGACAAACCAGAGTATTACTACTACTCATCAGATTGGGGTCAATACAGAAAGTTTAGACCAATTGAGTATTGTGCGTACGATCCAGCGAGAAGCTTAGATCACCCATCACAAGTCATGTACTTCTTTGACTACGAACCAGGTAATTTGTTCTATCCACTACCTTCTTATGCAGGTGGTCTTAACGATATCCAAATTGACGTGGAAGTCAGTAAGTTACACTTATCTACGCTCGCCAATGGAATGTTTCCTGGACTATTCATCTCTTTGAACAATGGTATCCCTGATCCTGAAGCAAGAGAGGAAATCTATGATGAGCTTACCATGGCTTTTAGAGGATCTGAGAATAGTGGAAAGGCGTTTATTGCATTTAGTGATGACAAAGAGCACGCGCCAGAAATTACTCCAATTCAAGCAGCTAATGACACAATATACGTAACTATTGAGGAAAGAATCACATCAAGAATCTTATCAGCTCACAGAATTACTTCACCTCTTTTGTTAGGTTTGTACCACCAAGGAGGCACAGGTTTAGGTAGTAACAAAGACGAGATAGAGACTGCTTATGCACACTTTACCGCAACAGTGATCAAACCAATTCAAAAACAATTGCTGAAGATCTTTAACAACTTAATGTACGATATGGGCCACAAAGACGTGGAACTTTACATTGAGCCTAACAAGATTATCGAAGCACTAGAAAATACAACCGCCGTAGAATAATGCCAGCTTACAACGTCCTCTTTATTTCTGAAGAAAAGCTTAAGAGCTATACTTCAATCCATGAGTCAGTGTCTCCAGAAGATTTGACTCCTTATGTGTTGCAAGCGCAAGACATTTACTTAATGAACTATTTAGGTATGACATTCTACAAGCAACTTAAGGATCAGATCTTAGCAGGAGCCATTTCGATTCCTAATAAGACTCTATTGGACAACTTTATTGGTCCAATCCTAGTTAACTATGCAATGTACCACGCATTACCATTTTTGAAGTACAAGATCTTCAACAAATCAGTGCTCTCGCCTAACCAAGAGAACGCCAGCTCAATTGAATTAAACGAGCTTAAGTTCTTACAAGCACAAGTAAGAGAAGTCGCTGAGTCTTACGTGGATCAAATGCAAGTTTACTTAGTTAACAACTTATCACAATATCCAGCGTACGCGAGCTACAGTACACAAGATGGTCAAGCTCCTGATAGAAAGACACCTTACTTCAGTGGCCTACAAACCAACTCAAAATACTTTAACTACAGAAAATACAAGAACTATCCTTACGGTAACGGAACGAGACCTAATTGGGCAGGTAGCAACAATAATGGTATCGATGATACTTGTTATGGCTGTGGCGACTGGAGCACCAATTAATTCTGGCACACTTTTACACTATGAGCGATAAATCTATAAATAAAACTGTAAAGCTGTCAAGGGAGTATCCCAAAACAGCAGAGAATGCAAAACTTTTGCAACAGTACTTAATTAAACTGAAAAAAGATGGCAGGAAATCCTAATTGGGGCAATGGTGTAAGCGGTAACCCTAACGGGCGTAAGTCTGGATCCACCAATAAGTCCACAGAACAAATTAAAAGAGCCTACACTAATCTAGTGGAAGGCAACTTGGAGAATATCCAAGGTTGGTTAAATAGGGTTGCAGAAACGGATCCAAAAGGAGCACTTGATTTTCTCATTAAACTAAGTCCGTTTGTTATTCCAAAGAAGACTGAGACAGATGTCACGATAGACAACCCGCTAAAGATCGTCTTACCTCCAAAGGAAGATTGATCCAAGTGCTTCCAAGAAAAGGCGATACATAGAGTGTCGCCTTTTTCATTTAAAAACACTACGGCCAATTTTGACATTCGATCAGTACTTAAAAGAAGATTATAAAGCCCTTATGGACGCAGCAAATAAAATCACAGGTCATAACGAGTTGGCTGTAGATTTGTTGCACTATGCCATCGAGCAAATGAGCCATAAAGAAAACTTGCAGGCTATTTTGGCCTCCGGCGGGGCAAGGTTCTATTGTGTCTGTATTATGAGTACTCAATGGCGCTCACAGACAGGTCCATTCTATAAACAGTTTGTGCGCCAACACGAGGACGTAGATACTTACGACAAACCAATTGAAACAGAAGAAGCTTTTGACTTTAAAAAGGTAAATGGCTTACTAGACCAACTAAACTGGTACGACAGAGAGTTATTTAAACTATTCGCCGACGGGCAACATACATATTCAAGCTTATCAAGAGAGACTGGGATCCCGCGAACATCTATCTCCTTGACAATTAACCGAGTTCGCAAATTCTTAAAAAAACATATATAAACCATGGCATTTAACATCATTAACAAAGCTGCTTCAAACAAAAAGGTAACCTGGAAGTTTGAAACACTAGACAGAGTCTTTACATCAGACTTAGAAAGATTCAAAAGAAACGTCTCTTACTGGAAAGAGAAACTACAAATTGGCGCTGATGTCCAAGTAGAACTACTAGAAGGTGGTCAATTCCTATACGATTTCTTACAAGAAGAAAAGAACATTGTAGACGTAGAGCACACAGACGTTACTGAAGAACCACAAATTGAATCAAGATTAGAAGAAAATGAACACACTATTGCTATTGAGCCTGCTATCGAGTCTCGCGTGGACGAGTCTGATGCACAACCAAGTGTATCTGAAGTTACTGAAAGTCCTATCGATACTGACAAACCTAAACGTAGAAAGAAAGCCGTTTAATTGTAGCTTTTGTGCAAGTCAATGGACCGTTTTATTGGTCGGCTTATATTTGGGGTATGGTTGGTTAGCTATACCCTTTATGTTTGCCTCAGGCGCTATTACACTAATTTTAGAAAAGATAATTAACTACTAATGACACAAGACGAAATCACTATCAGACTCATGCTATTAGAGCCAATTTTGGCTACACCTAAAGCTTATGCTCCCGCCGAGACTGCAGAAATGTACTCAGTTTACAACGCCATCACCAATGAGAACAGAAGACCTAATGGTTGTGGTGCTTGTTTAAATGCAGTAATCACAAGACTGAAAAAAGAAATCAGAAACATTAAGCGTGGATAAAGAGTTCAAGGTATTGCCAGCTTATGGTCCATTGTTCTACTCAGACAAGACTTATTACCTGATCTCCGGCGGGCGAGGTAGTGGTAAGTCAACTCAAGCAGCTGCATATTTCTTGATCAAACTAATGGGCGATGACTTCTTTCGAGGAGTCGTTGCTCGTTATACTCAAAAGTCAATCAAATCCTCAATCTATAGGGACATCTTGGATCTTGCTGAACAATGGAGCATCAAGAACTTCTTAAAGATCGATGGTGATGAGATCACTAACAAGTTGAATGGCAACATGATAATCACACACGCCATGAAGCTTGCCGACGGGACAATGCAAGCAAAAGGTAAAGGTCTTGCTAAAGTAACCCACTTATTGATTGACGAGGCCACAGAGTTACCATCAGAAGAAGAGTTTATCAAACTGAATGACTCGTTTCGTACCAAAGATGTAGAGCGTAAGATCTTTATCTTATTCAACCCTACGACTAAAAGACACTGGATCCACAAACGCTGGTACATCGATGGCCAACCAAACCCAAAATGGTTTATAGACCACGAGTTTATTCACACCACTTACCACATCAATGCTCATAACTTAGATGCTAAGAAAATCGCAGAATGGGAACGCATGAAAGACTTGGATCCTGAGTACTACGATCACCACATAATGGGCGCTTGGACCGAGGGTATTGTTGGTAAGATCTTCTCTGATTGGCAAAGTGGCATTGCCCCGCCGGGAGTGGACACTACTTATGGTCTTGACTTTGGTTTTGCATCAGATCCAGCAGCGTTAGTAAAAGTTTGCAAACACAATGGCAAAATGTGGGTTGAACAGATAATCTATGAGACAAACTTAACTAACGAGGACATACACCAACGAATGGTCAAATTAGGTGTACCCAAGAATGCACAGATCATCGCAGATTCAGCAGAACCTAAATCCATAGAAGAACTTAAGAGAAAGGGTTGGAAGATTGAACCCGCGTATAAAGGTCCTGACTCAATTAGAACTGGTATTGACAAGATCAAGCAATATGAGGTCTTTGTGCACCCTAATTCCAAAGACATTTTAGATGAGTACTCAGTCTACTGTTGGAAAGCTGACACAGACAAACCAATAGATGCAAATAACCACGCAATGGATGCAATCAGGTACGCTCTGTCACTAGATAAAGCTGCTAACTATGCTTTCTTTAGAAAGACCACTAAGTTCATGCCAGATTAAGTAGTTCAAAAACGTAAACCAAAATATTTAAAGAAAAAGACAAAGCAATGGCAATTATCGCACAAACATATTCGGATGTCATTAAGCAAATGAGAGATATTTGTTCTAATCATCCAGCGATTGAAACTTTTAGAGTAGGTCCTGCTAACATGATTGAGATTCCAACTAAGGAACAACCAGTATCTGCGAAGTACCCCTATGTCATGATGGTACCTCAACCAGCTACATTAGATGGTCGTTCAACTATGTTTGACTTCGACATCATCGTTATGGATTTGGCTAAAGATTCACTAGATCTAGAGGCTAAGGTACACAACTCAACCATGGAAATTTTAAGAGACATCTTAGCTGCTTACACTATGACTACATGGAAAGACGTCAACTATAACATGATTCTACCAGTTACTGCAACACCATTTGTAATGGGTTTCAATAACTCAGTTGCAGGTTGGACAGCACAAGTACAAATCGAGGCTAAATCACCATTTGATCAGTGTAATAACCCAATTCAATTCGGAGGTAACTAATGAGCACAGCGAGAGAACTAGATGTTGAGCTAAGAAAGATGATGCAAAAGGTAGCTCGTAAAATGAGTGCCGATTTGCGCAGACAAGTACCACAACGTGGTCAAAATCCTTATGCCACTGGAAATCTAAAGAGTAGATTAGCAGTTGAAGCACGTAAGGATGCTGATGGCAATTGGGCCATCTTCTTGACTTACCCGTTCTATGGTAACTACACAGCTTTTGGAACGAGACAATTCTCAAACTGGCGCGAGCAAAATGAATTGAATATATTTGACAGAGAACCATGGAGTGGTTACAGACAAGGACGCAGAGGTATTAGGCCACAAAATTGGCTTTCATTACGTACACAACAACAAGACTATGAGACCATGTTAGCTGATGAATTTGGCGAAAGCATGGAAGTCTTTATTGACAAATTAATTGAAATTGGAATTAGAAGAGCATGATAGAATTTAAACTAAAAGGTAATAAGTACACGATCGATCAGATTACGATCCAAAATTACTATGACATCCACACGCTGCTGGTCAGCACGAGTGCAACTAACAAACTGGAAATAGTGTCTAAGTTGAGTGGTTGTCCCACAGATCACTTAAAACAACTAGATAACGTAGAGTTTGCTGTCTTATGGTCTGAATTGGTGAATGGACCTTTGGATCTTAACGATACACTACCATTTCACAAATACTTTGGTCTAAAAGACAAAATGTATGGCTTTACAGACATTAAGAACATCACTATTGGCGAAATTGCTGATATGGATGTTTTGTCTAAGGATCCTCGTAAGGACCAAATGCTACACAAAATGATGGCTGTACTTTACAGACCTGCACTCGACATCACTGACAATTGGGTAATTGTTGAGCCTTATGATGCTAACACAGTAGAGGAAAGAGCCAAAGAATTCTTACAAATGCCTATTGCATACGTCTTTGGTGCACTTAATTTTTTTTTGCAAATCAAAAAGTTCTCTATCGAAGCTATGTTGGACTCTTTGACGACGACGGAGGAGATGACGAAGGAACAGGAAGAGCTAATAAGCCTGACGAAGCAGATCACATTAGAGCTGCTCGAGGGTGGTACAACACCTTCTGCTTCTTGGCAAATGACGACATTACAAAGCTTGACGAGATTACAAGAGTTAGCGCAGTCAATGCCTTCAACTTTCTCGCTCGATCCAAAGACAAAGCCCGCAAAGAGAAGTTGGAACACGATAAAATCATGGCTAAGTACCAAAAAAGATAAAAAACAACCAGTAAAATGATTACCTCAGTAACATACAAACCATCGTACCAAGCGGGCGCTTACAATCCCATCATTTGGACGTTTTACAGTAACCAAATCTTACAGACAGACTTCAAATATGTG